GCTGCCGACGTTCCTCAAATATTGTCAGTCGCTTGGTTTGACGGTGGATGCTCCGGCTAAGGTTGGTCGTCCCGCGAAGCCGAAGGTTGAATCGAAGCCGGAGGCGCGTAAGAGCGACAAGGTTGTGCAGATGGAAGATTTCATGAAGCGTTTCGGCTAGGAGGCGTTCGATGGCGTCGGAAGATTTGAGTGTTTTCGGTGCCATCGATGATGACCTGCATGGTGTTACGTTGCCGCGGATCTTCACGCCGCCGCTTAGAGAGCTTGATAAGACCACCAGCAATGGTTTCGCGGTGATTGCCTTCGCGGAGATTATGCTTCATGTGCATCTTTATCCTTGGCAGTGCTGGCTGCTGGTCCATGCGCTGGAATTGCTTGAGGATGGCAGCTATCGCTTCCGCAAGGTGATTGTGCTTGTGGCCCGTCAGAATGGCAAGACCACGCTGATGGGTGTGCTTGCCGCATGGTGGCTGTTTGTGGACTCGAATAAGCACCCGGATAGGGTGCCGCCCGTGAAATTTCTGGTGGTTGGTGCCGCGCAGACCTTGGATAATGCCAAAGGCCCATATTCCCAAGTCAAGGAGTGGTGTAATCCGCGTCCTGAGACTGATGAGGAGTCCGATCTGGTGGTGCCCGAGCTTGCGGGCATGACGCAGAAATTCGTGAACACCAACGGCGAGGAAGCCATCGTGCTGAAGTCGAAGGCGAAATACATTGTCCGTGCCGATAAGAACATTCGTGCGAAGAGCGCGGCCCGTGTGATTTTCGACGAGCTGCGCGAGCAGCATAATGATGATGGCTGGAATGCCGTCTCTCAGACCACGAAGGCCGTGTGGAGTTCGCAATTGTGGGGCATCAGCAATGCTGGCGATTATCGGTCTGTGGCCTTGCGTAAGCAGGTGGACAAGGGCCGGAAGCTCGTGGACACTTGGAAGCAGTGTGTGGCCGATGGTGTGGATGCCGCCGAGGCTTTCGCCAATGGCGAGCAGGACGGCTCATTCGGCTATTTCGAATGGTCCGCGCCTGATAAGTGCCCGGTGGATGATGCCGACGCGATCCGCCAGGCTAACCCGTCGCTCGGTTATGGCCCTATGACCGTGGCCAGTGTCCGAAGCGATATTGATGGCATGACCGAGGCCGCATTCCGCACAGAGGTCCTGTGCCAGTGGGTGACCGCCGACATCGTGCCCTACATCAACCCGAAGCTGTGGGCGCATGGCACAGATAATGCGTCCTGCATTCCGGCTGATAATCGCGTTGTCCTGGCCGTCGATACCAGCGCCGACCGCCAGACCACGTATGTGGCCGCCGCTGGCCTGCGCGCCGATGGCCTGCCTCATGTGGAGCTTATCGCGCGTCGTGACGGCATGCTGTGGGTGCCGCACTTTCTTGACCTATTGCGTGAGAGCTGGCCGTCGATTTGCGAGATCGCCGTGCAGTCGAAGGGCTGTCCGGCCGTCGATTTCATCGACCCCTTGACCGAAAAAGGCTGGAACGTCCACCTTATCGAGGGTTTCCGCCTTGGCGCGTGCTGCGGCCGCTTCCTCGACCGCGTGCGCGATGGCAAGCTCCGGCACCTGCCGCAGCCCGCCATCGAACAGCAGGTGAGCGTGGCCGTGATAAGGCGTCTCGGTGAGGTCGAGGTGTGGGATCGCGCTAAGAGTGCTTTGCAGATCAGCGGCCTTATCGCCGAATCGGAAGCATTGTACGCCTTGGAGACCATGCAGGCTGTGGATGCTGAGCCGGTGAAGGCTTCCGCCTATTCGGGGCATGGATTGATGATTCTTTGACTTTTTTGAAGCGATTGGAGGTGCCTTATGGGCCTTTGGAGCGCCTTGAGGAACGTTTTCCAGCCGCGCTACAGCATTTCCTTTGATTTGTCCGACCAGATGGCCATGATTCAGGGCCAGACTGAGGCCGAGCTTTTCAAGACGCAGCCGCATTTGCGTACCGTGATTACTTTTCTGGCGCGGAATGTCGCTCAGGTCGGATTGAAGGAATTCGAGCGTGTCAGCGACACCGACAGGCAGCGTGTGACCGATGATGTGCTGATAAATCTGCTGAAGCAGCCGAACGGCACGATGACCGGCTATGAATTGCTTAGGCAGCTTGTGGCTGACTTGGCGCTTTACGATAACGCTTACTGGGTTGTCATGCAGACGCCTGATCGGGACGTGGACAGGTTCGGCAGTTGGCAGATTCAGCCGATTCCGCCATGCTGGGTGCAGGCGAAGCTTGATGGCAGCGTTTTCCAGCCCGCCTACTATCGCGTTTACCCGAATCTGGGCACGTCATATTACGATGTGCCTGCTGATGACATGCTCGTTTTCCATGGATGGAACCCTGATGACCCGACACAGGGCGTGACTCCGGTGCGTGCCTTGAAGGACATCATCAACGAGCAGATTCAGGCATGGTCGTATCGCACTCAGGTGTGGAAGCGCGGCGGCCGTATCGGCAGCGTGCTGGTGCGTCCGAAGGATGCGCCGGAATGGAATGACGCCGATCGCGAGCGTTTCAAGCGCGGGTGGAAGGAATTCACCGACAAGGGTGCTCAGGCCGGTGCCACGCCACTGCTTGAGGATGGCATGGAATTGAAGCGTTTGGGCTTCAATGCTCGTGAGGAGGAATTCAGCGAGGTCACGAAGCTGTCGCTGTCCACCGTCGCAAGCGTCTACCACGTCAGTCCGGTCATGGTCGGCATCCTGGACAACGCGAATTTCTCGAACACCAAGGAATTCCGCAAGATGCTGTACTCCGAGACGCTGGGGCCGACCATGCGCATGATCGAGGACAGGATAAACACGTTCCTCGCTCCGAAGGTAGGTGCGCCGGACGCGAATTACATCGAATTCGACATCCGCAGCAAGCTTTCCGGCGATTTCGAGGAGCAGGCCAGTGTGATGAGCACTTCGGTCGGCGCTCCGTGGATTACGCCGAACGAGGCGCGCGCCAGCCAGAATCTGCCGCGCGTCGAGGGCGGTGACGAACTGGTGGTGCCGCTCAATGTCACCAAGGGCGGCCAGTCAAGCCCGCAGGATGGCGGGGACCCGTCACGTCCAGCCGATGGGTCGGCCATCGAATCGGATGATGACGAGAAAACAGCGGCCATCGTCGGCATGTGGCGTGACCGATTGGAAAAGAGCGTCAGATCACGGTTTGGCGCCGGCATGGGAGTCGATGACATCAAATGGCTCAAATGGCAGAACGAACTGCAGGCCGACCTGAACATCAAAGCCGGCCTGGGGCAGTTCGATGCCGGTGTGAGGGCATTGCAGGAGACGGAGGACATGCGAACGCATTTCAAGGAGGTGCATGATGCACTTTAAGGATTTCGAGTGCCGATTCAAGGCCGATGGCGAGGACTCGGCACTCAAGGATGGCGAATTCATCGCCTACCCTTCCACTTTCACCCGCGAACCAGACTGCTACGGTGACGTGGTGGCAAAGGGCGCATTCGACAAGACCATCAAGGAATGGCAGGACAGCGGCAACACGCTGCCCGTGTTGTATGGGCATCGTATGGATGACCCCGATTACAACATCGGCGGCGTCGATTCGATGGGCGAGGACGATCACGGCTGGTGGATCAAAGGCCATTTCGACATGGACTCGCCGAAGGCCGCGCAGGTCTACCACCTGATCAAGGAAAAGCGTCTCAGTCAATTGTCCTTCGCGTTCGACGTGATGGACGAGGGCGAGGTGGAGCTCGATGACGGCACCAAAGCCAACGAATTGCGTGAGCTGAGGGTGTATGAGGCGTCCTTCGTGCCTGTCGGCGCGAATCAGGATACGGGCATCGTGGACGTGAAGGACGCGCTGCGCCGGTTGAAGACCGGATGCACCCTCTCACAGAAGAATCTTGGCATTCTCTCGCAGATCGCCGATGACCTGACCGGTCAGGCGAAGAAACTCAAGGATTTCGTGGCTGAGAACACCACTCAGTCCGACAACAACAATGACAATGACCAGAGTGACGATGCGAAGGCATCGGATGCCGGTGCAGCCAAGAACGAGGAGCCCGATGGGGCCAAGTCCGAGGAGCCGGACGGTTTTTCCGAAGCGGAAGCGTTGCAACTCGCAATCAAGATTGCCCAAGTTGGGCGGAAAGGGGAGTGACCGTAATGGCATCTCTCAAGGAAAAGCGAGCCGCGCTTGTCAAGCAGCTCGAAGAAAAGCAGGGTCTGCTGGCCGCTGGCAAGGCTGATGGCGATACCATCGCATTTGTGAAGAGCGCGCTGGCCGAGGTCGAGGGCATCGACCGTCAGCTGGACGGCATGAAGCAGTCCGATGATCTGCTCGCGCAGATCGGCCAGCTCAACGCCAAGACCGGCGTGCAGCATGTTGGTGGCTCCGACGCCATCCACGCCAAGAGTATCGGTGATTATTACGTCAAGTCCATGCAGAATGCTGGCCTTGACGTGAAGTCTGCCATCGCACGCAACTTCGAGGTCGAATACAAGGCAGCGGATGATACTCACGTGGAAGGCGCGCCGTCCGAAGGCTATGCCCCGTATCTGACGCAGATCGACACTCAGCCTGCTCGACCGTATCAGCGTCCGCTGGTCGTGGCCGACCTCTTCGCTTCCGGTGCCGTCAGCGGCAACCTGATCGAATACCCGGAATTCAGCGAGCTTGAAGGCAACGCCTCCACCGTCGCCGAAACCGGAGTAGCCCCGCAGGTCCATTGGAAGGAACCTGTGTGGAAGCAGGACAAGATCAGCACCGTCGCCAGCTTCTTCGCCATCAGCGACAACATGATGGACGATCTCAACTGGATTGTGTCGGAAATCAACAACAACGCGCAGTATGACCTGAAGCTGGCGGAGGAAAACCAACTCCTGTCCGGTGATGGCACTGGTAATAATCTGAAGGGTCTTTTCAATCGTGAGATTCAGACGATGGGCCAGGATGAGCTGTCGGACGCCGACCGTCTGTCCAAGGCCAAGCTGTACATCACGCTGAAAACCAATTATCAGGCTGACGCATTCGTCCTTAATCCGGTCGATTTCTGGAAGCTGACCATCGCCAAGAACGCGGAAGGCTCTTACCTCAACCTGACTAACGGTTCCACTTTGTGGAATGTCCCCGCAATCGCTACCGCCGCCATTGCCGAGGGCACCGCGCTGGTCGGTGCCTTCAAGAGCGCCGAGCTTTTGCGCAAGGGTGGTCTGGTCGTGAAGATGACCGACTCGAATGCCGATGATTTCCTGCACTTCAAGCAGACCTGCCGCATTAGCGAGCGTGTCGGCCTGCAAGTCAAGTATCCGAAGGCCTTTGTGAAGGTCACTCTCGGTAAGGCGGCCTGATCATGACGCAGAAGTATGTGCGCTTCGTCACCCCGAAAGAGGCGAACATCGACAAGACGCAGGATGTGGCGGAGCTTGTGGCGCTTGATGCCAAGGGCAAGCCGGTCACTATCGGCGGTGCCGCCTCTCTTCCGGTGGCGAAGAATGTGTCCAAGGCCGCAGGCGATGCGCCGACCAAGCAGGAATTCGATGCTCTTGTCGATTCTCTGGTGGCCGCTGGCCTGATGGCAGCCAAGTAAGTGATTGGGGGTGCGGCATGACTGCCGTGATTGGTGATCTGATTCCAAGCGCCGACTCTTTCCAAGTCGATGCCGGTTTCAAGATGCATGCCGCTCAGACTGCGATTCGCCGGTATTGCGGCTGGCATGTCGCGCCTTCCGTCACTCGTACGATTCGCTTGGATGGTCACGGCGGTGATTCGCTGCTCTTGCCATCCAAGCATGTGACCGCGCTTTCGAGTCTCAAGCTTGATGGCGTGGAACACGTGCAGGATGCGCGGTACAGCGAGGCCGGGAGCCTTGTGCTGGTCAATGGCGCCACCTTTCCCGATCTGCCGGGGAGTGTGGAAGCGACCATTACCGATGGTTGGGATTTGGAGGATGTGCCGGAAGTGCAGATGATTCTGCTGGACATCGCGTCTCGTGTGATGCAGGTTCCCGGCACGGTGTCAGCTCAATCCACGAATGGCAGCAGCGTCACCTATCGCTCCGGCTCCGATGGTGGTGTGCCTAATGTGGCGCTTTTCGAGTCCGAGAAGCGCACGCTGCAGCCCTACCGCTTGACGTGGGGGGTGAAGCCGTGACTTCCGCATTGGATTATCTCGGCGGTGGTACGTCCTTCAACATGTCTGGCGCGACCAAGTGGCGGCGTTTGCGTGCGAAGAAGGTCATGGACCGGTATTCGGGCGATTTGACTGGTGAGGATTGGGACCACCCGGACGTGCTGGAATTCAATGGCTCGCTTTCCAGCTCCAGCAGCATGAGGTCTCCTGACGCCTTGCGTGAGGAGACCACGAGCACGGCTTACCTCACCTCGACCGACCCGTCACTCGATATCATGCCCGGCGACCGCATCAGGGCCATGCCGGATGACGGCAGGTGTTGGGAGGTATCCGGCTATCCGAGTCGTGACGTGAATGCTTTCACGGGCTGGCGGCCGACGATTGAGATTCCACTATCCGAGTACAGGGGGTGATGGTCTTGGGTGTGATGGTCAAATTCAACGATCGCTATTTCGATGAGCTGATGAATTCGGCTGGCGTCAAGGCCATGACCCGCAGGGCGGCCGAAAAGACCTTGGAATATGCGAAGGCTCACGCTCCAGTGGACACCGGCGCATACCGTGACGGCCTCCAGATCGAGGAGGTCAAGCATGCGCACCGCACCACCTGCATGGTGGTCGGCACCGATCCGAAAACCCTGCTCGTGGAATCGCGGACCGGCAACCTCCGCAAGGCGCTCAAGGCTGGCAAGTCATGACGGCAGTGCTACCACCAGACCTCGAAGCATGGCTGTGCGCTTACCTCCGTGGCAAGCTGAAGCCCTCCTACGGCAAGATTCTCGTGCACATTCGAGAGCCGGACGATTACGACGGCTCCTATCCTCTCGTGGTCGTGCGTGACGATG